TTTGGTGGTCAAATGGAGGGAGTACGTCCTAAATACTCCAGTCAATCAATCTATGAGTGTGCTCAAGACTGGGTGTCTCAAGGCAACATGCACACTGCAGGGATTGTAAAATATTACGAGGCTTATTATGCAAAAGGTAATTAATGTATTAGCGGTTCTATCATTTGTAGGAACTGCAGGTATTATCGGTGGGGGAACAGTTGTTTATCTCCGTCGTGATGCTATCGCAGAGCAAGTAAAGGAGAGAGTTGCTAAGGCAGCAACAGAGGCAATTGCAGGAGCACTTCCTGGTATGTTAGACTCTGCTATGCCTGAACTTCCTGGTGCCACTGGTGGTGCTATTCCTTCTACAGGTGGTGTAGGTTTCCCCGGTAATGCTTCTCCTTTTTGATAATCTATTATGAAAAAAATTATTATGAGTCTACTGGCAGCAGCTGCTATGTCTGCTCCAGTGCTTGCTGATCCAATTAAAGAAGAAGAGTACTTCACTCCACATTCGATGGGGTGCATGTTACTCCAAGAATGCACTGATCATGTCAAAGAACTCAAAACAGTTTCCGATCTCAACAAGGATGATTACCTGGTTGATGTTGATTACGATATTATTGCTGATGAGTTTAACTCTCTCCTCCGATCACTTAATACGGTCGGAGCTAAGGTTTTTTTAGCAGATGAAAGGTATTTTCCTGTTGGTCACCGTGGTGTCTATCACACTGTGAGTAACAACTTCTTTCTGAATGTTGCTCATATGAAACGACCTGGCACTGTGATGTCAGTGATGCGTCATGAAGGATGGCACGCTGCTCAGGATTGTATGGCAGGCACGATTGATAATAACTTCATTGCTATTATCAAGAATGAAGAAGAAGTTCCTGGCATGTATGAGGCGATTGTAAAGAGTGCTTACAAGTCACAACCATCGGCAATTCCCTGGGAGAAGGAAGCATACTGGGCAGGTCAAACAGAAGGTATGACTGCTGCAGCACTTGAGTCTTGTGCTCGTGGCACCATGTGGACTGACTATGAACCCACACCCATGACTCGTGAATGGTTGGTTGAAAAGGGGTTTATCGCTAAATAAAGTTGCCTTTGTAGGTGACTCATGCCTGAAGAAGTAAAGAAGGAAGAAGTAAAAGAAGAAAAGAAAAAAGGACCGTTCGGAAAGTTGAAAGAAAAGGTTGAAGACTCTGAGGAGCATCTTGCCATTCTTTCAACTTTTGTTCGTTTAGGGATTCTCGTTTGGTCCGGCGGTATTCTCACATTGAACTATGTGACTATCCCTAATCTGCCACAGCAGAAAATCGATCCAACTTTTATAGCCTCTGTCTTTACTGGCGTTTTGGCTACGTTCGGGGTCCAGACGGCGAAGAAATCTAATGATGGCACCATGAAGATGAATGGTGCTAATGGTGGTGCTGCTGCTGGTGCCGGTGGTGGCGGAATCACCAAAGCAGATCTTGAGAAATTAATTGCTGCTGCATCTCAGACTGCACCTGCTCAGACTATTAGAGTCGAGCAAGGACCAATCAAAATCGTAACAGATCAACCTCCATACAAAATGTAACCATGAAACCTTACCTCAAGTGGACCGCTATTAGTGTCGGTAGTATAGTCGCAATCGCACACATCGGTGTGTTAGGACATTTAATCAGAAAGCAACCTGAACAGATTCAAGTTCCGACGATTAATATTCCACGCGGCACCCCATACTCTTCTTACAAAATTGAAGCAGGTAAGGATGGTTACACTATAGAATACAAAGCAAACGATCCTGCTATTCTTGAATCACACAGATCATTAAATCTTGATCAGGAAAAGAAAGGACTCTTTGGCGGAAAATCTGAGCAGCGAACAGAGTACCGTCATGATCAATATACCATGGAAGGTACGAGAAACATGGGAGGTGCTGCAACGCCAGGTGAGGGAAAGTCTGCGAAAGACGTAGAGTGCATCGTGGCGGACGCTGGAGCACGGTCACAAGGTGCAATGGCGGGTAGTGCTATCGCTGCTGGTGTTGCAGTTCCTGCCGTAATCAATATTCCATACATCGGATGGCTTGCTGCTGGTTGGGCAACTCTCTTAGGACAGAATGTTGGTAGCACTGTTGGATCAGAAGTAGGACAAGTTTTTAACGACTGCTAATAAATACTTAAGTAGTCACGGGCACCAACCCCCAGGTTTCCCATGTATAGGGAACCGCATTTACAGAAGAAGTCGGATGAGTGTGCTGCTTTGTGGAGGGAGTGGCACACTTTGTGGCGAAAAAAGCAATAGGAGCCCCAGATGCAAGGGCAGAATGGGGTCAATGTGTGATGGAATTTGGTGAAATGATAAGTCAGGAAGTCAAAACAAATCCACGTTACAACTCAATAAGAAAGATATAGATAGTGCAGTTGCGTAAACTTTATGAAGTTTATTTTCGCATTAATCGCTACATTATTTCTTGCTGCTCCAGCATGGGCAGTGGACGTTCAAATGGGGTCAGGCGGTAACTTGATTTTTGACCCAGCAGATGTTACAATATCCGCAGGTGAGTCAGTTCACTTTGTGAACAATATGCTCCCACCTCACAACGTAGTTGTTGAGGATCATCCTGAACTTTCTCACGAAGCATTAGCAATGATGCCTGGTGAAGAGTTTGATGTCACCTTCCCTGAAGCAGGTGACTACACATACTGGTGTGGACCCCACAAGGGTGCTGGTATGATTGGTAATATTCACGTTAACTAATGGCATATTCAATTACAGTTAAACTTCAAGACGAAACAGAAACCACTTTCGATTGTGAGGCAGATCAATATATTCTTGATGCTGCTGATGAAGCCGGAATTGATTTACCATACTCTTGTCGCGCAGGTGCTTGCTCTTCATGTGCTGGTAAAATCCTGAGTGGAACAGTGAATCAAGAGGAACAATCTTTCCTTGATGATGATCAGATTGAAGCAGGTTTTGCACTTCTTTGTGTTTCATATCCTGAATCTGATTGTGTAATTAAAGGAGAGGTAGAAGAAGAACTTTACTAAGGAAGGTAAAGTATGAAACAATTAAATACTTTTACTTTAAATATTACTATTGCAGTAATTGACTACCTTTATAGGGGTAGACACTTTCAGCGTTTTTGGGTGCTTGAGGAGATTGCTCGGGCACCCTATTTTGCATTTGTAAGTGTGTTACATTTGCGTGAATCTTTAGGACTGCGTGGACCAGAACACCTTTATCTAATGGAGGAACATTTTGCTCAAACACTTAACGAAACCGAACATCTGGAGTATATGGAGAGTCGGGGCGGTAATGCTTATTGGGTGGATCGCTTTTTCGCCAGACACCTTGTACTTATCTACTATTGGGTCAACGTGGTTTATTATTGGATATCTCCTCGCTCTGCTTACCATCTCTCCTACGAAATAGAACTCCATGCTGCGGAGACTTACAACAAATTTCTCTATGATCATGATGACAAACGTATTGAAGAGATCATGCAAGATGAAATCAATCATTCAGAGGAACTACATAACGCAATGGAGATGATCAAATGACAGTTTTGTTTGTATTTGCTTTCACAATGTTGCTAATTTCCGCAATGGAACTAACATGTCCAGTAAGATACAGGGGGTAACATGAAAAAAACCAGGGAGCAAAGAGAAAAGATAGATAGGATCGCGAAGCACATTCATCCTCACGATGATGAACCGGATCCGACTGCATACATGGGGAACTATAACTTCCCTCAAATGCTTTTTGCTTTCTGCCTTGGTTTTGCTACCATGTTTGTATTATCAGTAAACGAAATTAACAATTTTAAGGGATGTCCACTCCCAGAATATTTTCAAAACGAGGTTAAAGGATGAAAGTAGGTTTAATTGGTCTTGGTCGTATGGGTGAGGGCATGTCTCGCCGTATGATGAAAGCAGGTATTGAAGTCTGGGGTTATAGGAGGAACTATGAAAAGGCTCAAGAAGCATATGAAAAGGGTTATGTCAGTGGAGTTGCCACTTCTCTGGAAAGCCTTGTTCAAGTAGTACATGAACAGGAGGGTCTGGTTGGTAAAGCACCAGGTATCTTTCAACTTGTTATCCCCGCAGAATTAGTAGAGGACACTATTAATGAGTTACTACCATTACTTGGCGACGGGGATATTATTATTGACCATGGTAATAGCAACTTTAAAGATTCTCGCAAGAGAGCAGAAAGGTTGGCCAAACTTGGTATCCAATATCTTGATTGCGGTACTTCTGGTGGAGTTTATGGTCTGGAGCGTGGATACTGTCTTATGGTTGGTGGTGCAAATCACGCAGTATCTGTCTGTGCCCCCATTTTCAGGGCACTCTCACCAGGTATTGGGTCTGCCTCTCGCACAGACCCACTTACTTATGAGACATCTGCCGAACATGGATGGTTACACTGTGGTGGACCAGGTGCAGGGCATTTTGTCAAAATGGTCCACAATGGTGTAGAATATGGGATCATGCAAGCGTATGCCGAAGGGTTTAATATTCTCCATCATGGTGACCTTGGTTCCAAATATGTTAAGGAAGGGGATGCTGAGGTTGCTCCGATGGAAAATCCGGCAGATTATCAGTATGATATTGACACTGTTGAGGTGGCTGAGTTATGGCGTCGTGGTAGCGTTGTTGGTAGTTGGTTACTTGACCTTACCGCTGATGTTCTGCGCCATGATCCTAACCTGGACAAGTTCGATGGTGGAGTATCAGACTCTGGTGAGGGTCGTTGGACTCTTCACAGTGCTGTGGATCTCGGCGTACCCACTCCTGTTATTAGTGCTGCCCTCTTTGAAAGATTCAACTCAAGGAGACTTGGTGAATATGGAAACAAAATCTTAAACGGAATGCGGTATATGTTTGGTGGTCACAATGTTAGGTAATGCCCTTGCGATCATATGCATACCCTTTGTACTTTCCACAATATATTTCGGGATACGAAAGGGTGAAAATAACTACTACGACACAGACAAGTATGATGGAAACGGAACCGCTCATTAGTAGACGCATAGTTATCTTCGGTGCTACTGGAGATCTATGTAAAAAGAAATTGATTCCGGCACTCTTTGAGTTGTGGAAGAAAGAACTTCTACCAAAAAATATTTTGATTGTTGGAGCATCTCGTAGAGATCTTCCTAAAGAGTCTTGGTTGGAAAAACTTGGTGATTACCCAGAGGAGTTTACACATTGGTTGGATTTTGTGTCAGCTGATCTTGACTGCCAAGAAAGTTTAAACAAACTTCATGATGAGAGTGCAGACACAACTTATTTCTTATCTGTTCCACCAGAAAGGTATGAAAATGCAATCATCAATCTTAAGGAAGCTGGGTTCCTTGATGACCCAGATCACTCCCGTGTGGTTATCGAGAAACCCTTTGGGTACGATCTTGAATCTGCTCGTTCTCTACAGTCTGTGGTGGAGCGACATCTACGCGAAAAACAAGTCTATCGCATTGATCATTATCTCGGCAAAGATACTGTTAATAATATCCTTGCCACCCGCTTTGGCAATATTCTACTGGAACCACTTTGGAACAGGGAGTACATAGAAGAGGTTCAGATCTTTGCAACTGAAACTTTAGGATGTGAAGGTCGCTCTCAATATTATGAGGGTGCAGGTGTGGTTCGTGACATGCTACAGAACCATATGCTCCAGGTTCTTTCTTTGATTGCAATGGAAGCACCTTGTAGAATGAATGCTGTTGAGATTCGTAGAGAGAAGACTAAAGTTCTTTCTGCAACCAGACTTGGTAGAAAACTTGTCACTGGACAGTACGAAGGTTATCGTGATGAACAAGGTGTTGGACCAGAGTCAAACACTCAAACCTTTGCTGCAGGTGATATTTACATTGATAACTGGAGGTGGCAAGGTGTACCTTTCTACTTCATGACTGGTAAGAAGATGCCTTATCAATGTGTTGAAGTTGTTATCAAACTCAAAGCACCACCTGTTGGATTGTTTGAGGGTGAAACACCTGGACGTATTGTCATGCGTCTGCAACCACATGCTCACCTTGACATTCAGATTGATGTGAAATCTCCAGGTATGAGTGAGGAAGTTGAACTTGCAACACTTACTCATAGATACCCTGACTGGTTGGGTGTCGATGGTTATGAAAAACTTTTATATGATGCATTGAATGCAGATCAATCACACTTCGTTCACTCTGAAGAAGTGCTTGAGTCTTGGAGAATTGTTGATGACCTACTATGCACTGGTGACAAATGCCCTGTAAGAACTACTCCTTACATATATCATTCTAACTCTTGGGGCCCTTGGCATAAAGTACAACAAATCACCGACTGGGATTATCCAGAATAACCTATGGATAAAGACGAAAAGCGGGAGTTCTACAAGGGACTCAGAGAAAGGATTAAACAACTTAGAATGGAACATCTTTTTGAAGAACCTTGCCCACTTTACGAAGAAGAAGATGATTCATAAATTAGCACACTTTGCTGCTTACGTTCTTAACAATCCATATACATTAGGACCAATGTGTATGGCATTAGTATTCGTTCCCATTCTTGGTATGTGGGCAGTGCATAAGTATGGATGGGAACACTGGGAACCATTCGGAGGAAAGCACTAATGGAACTATTCCTTCGCCCCCTCGCGGATGTAAATGACGTAACTTGGAGTATCATCTGGTTATTGGTGATACTTCTTTCTGGTGTTTTATATGTTGTTGTCTATATACTGAGGTATGATGAACTGAACGATGCCGGATCAAATCAACCAGAAGGATGCGGATCAGGACAAGATGTTAGCAGTCCTGACTCACAGGATTGAAGATGCTGAAAAGATGACGGAAGAATTACGTGATCGTGTTCGCAATCTTGAAAAGAAAGTATGGGGAGCCAGTGCCGTTATCGCTGCTCTTATAACTATTGTTGGAATAGCAGATGCATTAAACGCAAAGGAGATCGATTATGGGCGCAATGGTTCCTCCCAACAGGAAGAGTTGCTACAACTTCCGCGTAGTTGAGATCAATAGAGTTCTTGATGGTGACACGATTGATGTCACGATTGATCTTGGATTTGATCTTTTTAAGAAAGAAAGAGTAAGAGTTGCTGGTGTAGATACCCCAGAGAAAAGAACTCGCGATTTAGAGGAGAAAGCACTTGGAATCGACGCAACCAACTGGCTCAAAGAAAAACTGGAAGGGGCGTTGGCTGGTGACGATGATCTTGTTATCCGTACTGAACTTGTTGGCGGGGTTGGCAAGTATGGGCGTCTTCTTGGGTGGTTATACCTTGGGGATGCAGCATTGTCCCTCAACGAAGCAATGATTGAAGAAGGGTATGCATGGGCATATGATGGTGGTACTAAACAAAAAGACTTTGAAGAGTTGAGAGAGATTCGTCGTGCTCATGGAACGTTGGTAGAATGAAAGATCTTAAGATTCCATTTGCTATTGTATCTTTTTTACTTGTTCAGGGTGCAGGTGCCGTATGGTGGGCGTCCCAAGTAGATGGTAGAGTGAAAAACTTGGAGACTCAGAGTCTTAACATCGCAAAAGAAAATCGTAGGTATATCAAAGAAGTTGTAATGCCGTCTTATAATATTAGTGATGGGTGGAAAAATCCTTACTATGAAGATTGGTTGAAGTCTGGAGGATGGAAAGACTAAATGCCCATCCCTGATATTCGTCTTAATAATCTAAGAATTCGTGACGTTGTAATTCCTGATGTGCCAAAGTGGATGTCATCCGATCCACCAATGGCAGTTCCAATTTTACCTCCAGTTACGATGGAGATAGGAACTCCTATTGTTAATATTCCTGGATGCGTTGAGGCACACAAGGATAATCAGGAAAACGTAAATTTAAAAAATGAGGATGATAAGGGGACGATGACCCTGTGTGATGCAGGAACCCCAAGTTATAGACCGATTGATTATGATACGAATAAAATAAAACTTGAGCAGGAACCACCACCTCCACCTGCATACAAAGCACCACCAAAACCAGAACCACCAGAAACAAAAACTCCAGAAGTTCCTAAGACTGAGGCACCTGTGCCAGAGTGTCCATCCAGAGCACAGCAGTTAAAGGATCCTGTTGGAAAGGTTGTAGAAGGAAATAAAAAAATCGTTGCATACGAAACGGTTGGGAAAGAATGTCTCCCAGTATTTGAGACACTTTCTATTCCCGATCAGATTATTCAGAATATACCATCAGCAGGTATGGTAACAACTACCGCCTCAATTGCTGTGGTAGCGACGAGTTCTGCACTGCTCGCAAAGCCTCTTGCTGACCTTTTGTTAAAGGTTGTGAAACCGGTTGTGAAGAAAGTCCTGAAGAAGGTTGCGACCTTACGGGGTAAGAAGATCCCGGTACAGTCGAGAGGGGAGCGCCAAGCTGAGCAGCGTCAGAGGAACGAGGCTGTGAAGAAGTTGAGGTCTGTTCGACCGCTGAAGAAATAGGTGGTATTGTGTGACGGTGCTGCATAACAGTATTCACATTATTAACCATTACATCGGCACACACTTTCGCATATGGACTTTGTGGATGGAAACGAATTCCTTTCTGCAATAATTCTCCGCAATTCTTGAGTCTGGCTAATTCAAAATCTAATCTCTTATTAGCAAGTAATTGTCCTTGTAGTGCAATTTGAGTTTCTGCTGCTTGCTTACAACGCTCCTGTAATCCACCATCAAGAGGTAGAGACAGTGTGGCAGAGAGACCAATACTTGTACTACTGTTTCTTGTCATTCCAGTTCTGACTGGTTTTTGCCAGAGTTGCGATCCTGGATTATCAGGAACACCATCACC